CCTCACTCCACTCGCAGCAGAGTCCGATACAAGCGTCGAGACTTGGTTGGCTGAAGCAGATTATCCAGCTTGGCGCAAAGCTGAGCTTGCTGACCCGAAGCTGCGCGAAGGCGTTGTTTTTATGGATGATGACGAACCCACTAAGTACTGTAATATCAAGTCGTTTGTCAAAGACGAGACATACGATCAGTACAAGTATCCCCGAATCATTAATTCTCGCCGTGACGAATTTAAAGTTCGAGTTGGTCCAATTTTTCACCTTATTGAAAAACAATTGTATAAGTTACCTTGGTTCATCAAGCATGTGCCGGTACGTGAGCGTGCTCGTTACATTTCTGAGAGACTCGATCTCCCGGGTGCTCACATTTTGTCAACAGATTATACGGCCTTTGAAAGTCTGTTTACCGCTAGTCTCATGCGTGATTGCGAGTTTGAATTGTATAATTTCATGTCTCAATACCTTCTTGACGCAGAGTGGATCAAGATTGTTACGACTGTTCTCGCGGGACTTAACCACTGCCAATTTAAGACCTTCTACTTTGAGATTTTCGCAACCAGAATGTCCGGAGAAATGTGTACAAGCCTCGGAAATGGCTTTACAAACCTCATGGTCATATTGTTCTGCTTCGATATCAACGGTAATAAATACGTTATCGGGTTCGTTGAAGGCGATGATGGACTTTTTGCGTACTTTGGCAAGCTACTTACCTCTAAGTTATTCTTACAACTTGGGCTTGTCATTAAGATGGACACTGGGGCCAGTGTCACTACAGCATCATTCTGCGGGATTATATGCGACCCAGCTAACTGTGTCATCATAACTGAACCCATTAAAGCCTTGTTAAAATTCTTCTATACTACAAGGCAATATTCCTCAGCATCAAAGTCCAAATTATTGGGGTTGCTGAGATGTAAAGCGCTTTCAATGGCGCATCAATATCCAGGTTGTCCTATACTCTCTGAAGTTGCCCGTTATGCAATTCGGGTAACGGAGGGCTTTAAGGTTCGCATCAATTCAATGACCACGACGTTTGAACGCCGTAGAGTCTTTGATGCCATAAAATATTATAATGAAAACGGCATACCCGATGTTCCAATATACCATGACACTCGTGTCCTGATGGAGAACAAATTCGGGATTCCGATTCACACACAGCTGGAAATAGAGGAGACTTTTAGGGTCAAGGAGGACTTGTTACCGGTCCATTCGGTCGCGGTTCTTGATTGCTGTAATTCTGACCAGAAAGACTATTACAATAGATTTCATGTCGAATATCAGCCTAGAAAGCCAGAGGATAGGCCGGCCTTTGGGATCTGGAACCGCATGCGATCAAATAATAATCGACGTGCTGAACTCGAAAATTTGCTCTATAAAGCTAACCCTAAAAATAAAATTAAATTAGAAAAATATTTTGCATGACTGATAATGTCTCCATCAGTGTACCTGCGGTACAGCGTAGAGTTCGTAGAAAACTTGACGCCCTTATCGCTAATAAAATGCTTACTAAGAATGGCCTGGACTGGTTGGTTGTCGCCACAGACCCGTTCCATGATTCACAGGTCTCCTGCGAAGGATACCCGGATGTTGAATCATCAAGGACCATTGTTCAGTGTGTCACTCAGACCATTAACGTCGGAACACCCCGTTCTGACGATCTCAACTGGAGTGCACACGTTTTCCTGTTTCCCTCAACTCCTAGTTGGGACCCCGGAAATGGCGACAGTATTGCTGCGGGGGCTTTCTATCAAGCCACCGTAGCCCCTCAGGGTAATGTAACTGAGTTGCCCCAGTTATCCCTTCCACCCATTTATGGTGGGTATAATGTTATTGCTTGTGCAGATCAGGTTGACTGGCTTACGCAGTCAGCCAATATAACCTCCACAAATGCTGTGGCCTGGCCTACGACTTTTGGGGCTGGACAAGTCCGCCTCATTGCCGCCGGTTACGAGGTCACAAATACAACTGCCGAAATCTATAAGCAGGGCACTGTTACATCTTATAGATCTCCGGCTATAAAAAGTGTGGGGCAAATACTTTTGACCCCCGCTGAAACCAATTATGTGCCTCGAGTGTGTGAGTATTCTGCATTACCACCCACGACTCAATATGAAGCGGCACTATTTCCAAATTCAGTCACTTGGAATGCAGCAGATGGCGTGTATTCTATCGCCACTTTAAATTCAAGTGACAA